CGTAGAGGATGATGGTCATGAGCTCAAAGGTGAACCCATTTCCCATACTCGAGAATTTCGCATTATAGTGCCATCTATTCCGTATGAATGTCTGCTTACTGCGTAGAGTATCCAGCAGTGAGAACCAGTCCGTCGGTAGCAAACTTTGCACCAGACTGACTGTCATACGGTCGCTAGCGTCTGAAAGATCTATCGTACCAAAACGTCCATTTACGGACGCGGCTTGCGCCTTGGCCTGATGTTTTGGCTGAGCGTTGTACAAATCGATACCGAAGACGTTTTTGAGTCTCCGTTTCAGGTGTTCCCCAATGGATAACTGGAAGAACACATTTATACTCGGCTCAACACACACCCCGCGCGATTTTGTCGCGTCTTTGGGTACCACTCCGAACCTGTTACCAGGTATTCTTCGTGGCGTCGATCTCGCAGACATCACTGCTTTACCCCATGCTGTCTCCCAAAAAAACTGAGATAAGCATAAAGCATCGGAAGTGATAGTGGGTACTGATGACATTTTATGGGGGAGACCCGCAAGGACTCCTCGGTCATCAAACGTCGCTCCTTTACCAAATCTTGCCATACTAAGATCCTTAGGTAAGGGCCCCAGTAACCTGCGTACCTTTTTACGCACACTCTCCACAAAGGAAAGCAGCGGTCCATCGATAGGATCTATGAGAGCCTTATCGACAAACGGTGCAAGCCGGCAGTTGGTAATTGCGTTTTCTCGTTCAATCCTAAAAAAGTTATCTTCGGCCTCACGTGTTAAATCACGTTTTATTGGAAGGCCTGGATATTTCCTCAGAAGCGAACGGACCTGGTAATCGACTTTGAAGTCAACCGGGTCAACGTAACGGTTAGGATCTACCTTAAGATTAAGATATTCCTCAATACGCCCACGCTTAACTAAGTTAAGCGCTTTCTTTGCGTACAGCGACGGCCTGGACTCAGTGAGTTTTTCCAGGACCTGGACGAGATTCTCGTCAAGCTGTTGGACCATGTCAGGCTGCCTCGGTTAAGTTTGATTCAAAC